ATACAATAGTTGTTGTTATGCCGATAATTTCCATACTAGTATTTATTAAAAATCAAATAGGTCAGCAAATGTATTACGGGCTGCACCTGCATCTAAATCCCACTTTAAAACACCTAATAAGTTTTCTAATTTCTTAGTAATAATAGTATGCTCCATAAGATCATCATCAAATGGTAATTCAGTAAACCATTGAGGTAAACGTGTTTCATCTGTAGGATACCCAACACTTGTATAGCCTAGTGGATTATCTTTTAGCTTACATACAACAGTTTTCATTCCATCTGTAATTTCAATGCTGTACTTGTCGCTATTAATATCACGTAACGTATTCCAATTTAATGCGGCTCTAACGTGTCCTGGTAGTGCAGGCTTTTTAATGTCGTTAGCACTACGTCCATCTCTAATAGCATTATTCTTTGACTTATCATATTTGTTAACAATACCACGGAATTTTGTTAAATTATTAACACGCTTTGGTGTGCCTTTTTTCCAACTATCCATATCACGGAATTCTTTACGGAATTCAATAATACGTTGAATAACATCTTCTTCGGTGCCGTCTGTTAGTGTAGTCATTAACAATTCTTTAAGGAACTCTTGCATAAATGCTGGCGTATCACTACGCTTCAAGTCCAAGCCCATTGCTTTTACTTTGCCTGGCTTACCATCTGTGTCTTCACGCTTGCCTTCGTTGTCATATACCAGTGCTGCATAACGTTTCTTAGTAATAAAGATACCTGACTGTGCTGATATCTCTCTACCAGCGGCAATAATTGCACCCAACTCTACTGTAGTATGGAACGCTTTATTCATATAGTTAGGAAATGTTTTGTTGACTTCTTCACACACTGCTTCATAGTAACTTGTAATAGTATCTTTATCCCATTGTATTTCACCTTTGTCAATCTCAGGCTTGAGAATAGGATATGCACTAAAGTATGTAGAGTCAGTATCACCATAAACAATGCTTTTGCCTACGTGATTATATTCACCTGCCATAATTTCATTACATTTTGCAGCCATATGTCGTGCAATACTACGCCCTGTTAATGTTGTACTTTGTCCTAGTCTACTATCAAAGAACCTACTGCCTGGATTAAGTAACGCACCATACAAACTGTTCAAGTTAATCTTTTTAACTAACTGTCGCTTATCCCAATATGCAAACTTATCACCACCTTCTTCACGTGCATCAACTGCATTCTTTTGTAGTATTTTACGTTCTGCATACCAACGTTCTAGTAATCCAGGAATAATACCTTTTTTCTCATATGTAAAGATTGTACCATTAGCACTAATAATCCAAGGTTGTCCACTGTTAAATATAATTTCATATATTTCAGCACCAGTGGCTTCAAATGCTTCGCCGTTTTCAAAGTCAATATGCATGAGCTCTGTTGTATCTTTGTCCATAACAAGTTCATACTCGGGAGTTGCAAAACGACCCTCCCATGCTTCTGGAATTGTTTTTGCCTTGTCTAGCAATTCACGTGTAAATGTATGACGCACTTGACCAACAATAGTTTCTGTACTCATATTACAACTACGAATAATACTAGGATACAGTGAGTTTAAATCCATACTGCCGATCCACTTGTGCATTCCACGTTTAGGATCTGCAACATAAGCACCAGCGGCTTGTGTAGTATCTTTATCAAACTTTTTATCAGGAACAATAAAACCTTGTTGATGTGCTTCATTAACAATAGCTTGGTCTGTTTGTGCAACCGCACCCATTGTTGTTTGTAGTAAAACTGTGTTACCATGTGCTAGCACATTAGCTAAGTCAATAAACTGTAGCTTGTCATCCAGTCTTACCAACAAGTCAACGTCTTGTCTTGAGTATGCAATAAATGTTTCAAAGTCATTGTTATATAATTGATCTAACGTACCTTCGTATTCTACTTTACGTTCTGCAAGTTCATATTCACCAATAGCATCTAAACTATAACTGTGCATTTCGTGATATGTGTACTTACGATATAGTTGCATGTAGTCTAAGTGTACTCTGCCTAGCAAATCAAACGTTTCGTTTTCTGCACCAAATCTTTCAAATGTACGCTTCTTTGGATACTGCTCCCACAAACAAAATTTGCGTGTGTGACTTTTGCTCAATACTCTTGCTACACGATTAACAGTGTATGGAATATCAAAGCCTTCGCTGTTCCAACCAGTTAAAATATCTGCATCATCGATGAGATCAAGAAACGACTCAAGCATGCCTGCTTCGGTATCAAACAATACTGTATCCTCAAACTTATCGCATATTGCTTGCGCTTGTTCTTTAGTTAATGTATCAGGTTTAATAGCAAGACATATTGTACGTTTAAGCCAACTTAAATGTAAACTAATTGCTGTTATTGAATTAAAAGGATCCTCTGGTGGAGCAAATCCTTTCTCTTGATTAAAGTCAGTCTCAATATCAAAGAACGCTGTTTGCAGTTCTGGTGTGTCAGTTGCATCATAGTTTTCTGAGAAACAACGGAATAGTGGATTGAGATCACTCTCAAACAACTTTTTATGTCCATGAATCTTTTTCTCAGTATTAAACTTTTTGCTTGTATTACATACAACACGTTCTAAGCTATCACCAAATATACTTGTGAACTTACCTCGTGGATCTGGATAATAGAATTGATACCTAGCTGGAAACTCTTTAAACTCTCGAATGCCGTTGTTGCGTTCTACTACTCGTAGTACGTCACGTTGTCTGTCAAAATACCCGTCGACATATGCCATTTATTGATCACGGCCTACTGTTGATAAGATTGTTTCTAGTTCATCAAATTCATCACGTGTTTTAGCGAATTCAACTTTATAAGCAATACGTACTGCTTTATTAAGAACTGATGGTTTAATATCCATTTCTTCTGCGATTGCTTTTACAGTATCGCGAAGTCCTTCTCGAAGTGTTTCTACTTCTTGTGTTACTTGAATACCTTCTTTAATAAGGTGCTTTAGTTTGTTTACGTCTGCTTCAGAAAATGTTGTCATTTAAGATCTCCGGTTTATAATTAATGCTTAACTACAACTATAATAACGTATTATACGTTATTTGTCAAGTCAATACCGAGCTTTTTTTGAACATCATTTACAAGTGTAATAGGATCGTTTGTGTAATTTTTATGGTAGTTCTGGTAAAGTAAAATTGCAAACTTTATCTTTTCTGAGCCTGATTGTTGTGGTGAAGTATTAGTATTGTATAGCCAAGTAAGTAATTCCATACTTCTTGCTATATCTTTTTTTAACGAGCAGTTTTGAGGGTTTACTATATCATCACTGTCGTTCCATTTTAGATACTGTTGTGTCCATATATTAATATCCGAACAATTTTGTACGTTTAATGTAGTGTACAAACTACTTGGCTTGTGTAGCCAATCAGACATTTGAAAACAATAGTCATATGATTCTTGCCATACTTCGTCTTGTTTACTAAGCTGGTAATATATGTATTTCCATATTTCAAATTGCTCATCAAACGAATTCATATATTCGTTATATTCTCTGCGTAAAAATGCATTAATAAAGTGATGCGAATTGTTACCCATTGTTGTTGTAATAACCTTTACGGGTAAATTATTCTTTTTTGCATATGCCATTATGTCTGCTGTATTACGTGCATGTGTAAACAAACATAGATGTTTCGAACTAGAAAACTTTTGCCATGCATTGGATGCAGTAATTAGTTTCTCTTCTGATAACTCTATATTGTTTCTAAAATCTGGATCGTATGCTTTTCTGATATCATCAGCAACATTCCACCAATCATTAATAATATGCGCTTTACCAAACCATTCACTATTTTCTTCAAGCCACAAATTATTATGTGACATATTATAAAAATCAGGGCTTGAGTTGATTATGTAAGTTAATGCACTAGCTGTAATTGCGCTGCGAGTGCATACCAAATATAGTTGTTTCAATTTTATTTTACTTTACGAGTTGTTGTTTTTTCTATCCATGCTAATCGTTTTTCTAAATCTTCTATACGATTAGTAAGTTCTGGGTTTAGTTTTTTCCATGCTTCTGGATCTTGCTGTAACCATGTCCAGCCCCAACGAGTTGTAAGGAAAGTTAATAGTGCGGACCATTTGCTATATGTCCAGAAACTAATTCTTGTGCCACGCATATATCCAATAAACAATGCGCCAAATACACTACCTGCTAGTGCTGTGTAAATCCACAACCTTTCGGTTGCCATGCGTTCAATTATTTCCCA